TTCCTGTTGCGTCATATTCCTCCTAACTCAAAAGAGGACCTGCATATAGCAAGCCCTCTCTCGCGGGGAACGATTATTCTGTGGCTTTCCTGAATACCACGTTATCAATATATCATTTATTTTGTCCTTCGAGTACCGCATTACAGATACTCCTTTATCTTGTCTTTGTTATTGTTTCTCAGTTGCGCCTGGTACTTCTGTATTGTTTTCTGGAAGTTTTCCATACTCTTTCTGTATGCTTCTACTTTCGCAATGTTTTCTTTCCCGAACATACGGCGGTATCTTGCCTGCATGTTCCTGATCCGAATCAACATTCCTTTCGTCTTGTTATCCTTTAGCAGTACAATATACTTCTTTCCGCACTGTTCACACTGAATGTATTGGATGTCCAATTCTGTATTTGGTATATGTTCTTCCTTTGCAGTCTGCTCCATCTGAGCCTTGCATTTATCACATTCTATCATCTAATCCTCCTTGCTATGATACTGTAAAACCTCCTACGCATTTCGTAAAAGTACGATCTCTCGCATGGAATGCCTCTGGCTTTCATAGTCTGAAATGTACAATATTCTGTTGTCACATAATACAGCAGATATGGATACAGCTCTTTTTCTTTTCCGACTGCTTCCATGGCTGCGTCTTCAATCTTCTTTATCTTGCGTGCAATCTCGGCCGCTTCCATGGCTGCGTCAGCAGTTGAGTCAGAACAGTTATGTGCTCCCGGCTGTCCAGTCAGATTCTGTCCGGCTCTTGTGTCTCTCTTTACGGCCAGCTCCTCTTTCCACTCTGTATACTGTAAGCAATAGTTGTATGCGGTCTGAAAAGCTCTCTTTGATATATTATATTTCTTTCTGTTCAGCGGTCTCACGTTTGGCATATCTGCCCTCCTTAAAACTAATTATTTTTCTTGATCTGGCCAGTATTCCTGTGTGTCCATGAATTTTATTTCTCCTGGATATACCTGTTCTACTTTTCCGTTTTTATATTCCACAATTGCAAGTGTAATATTTGTTTGTCCTCCTGGATGTCCACCTACCAGCGGCGACGGTTCAACAACTGTTGCAAGTTCTGTCCATCGGTGAAATATAGCTTCTCTTCCTCTCGCTTGACACAAACGGTGTTTTCGCAATTTCTCATAATGCTCTTTTGTGGTAATCACATAGCCGTTGTCTGTCGTAATCTCTGTATTACTGCATAGGAATGGCTTCTGTGCCACATTGTCAATTAATTTCTTAACATCATTAATGTCCATCATGTTTGTGATCCTCCATGATAAAATTTTTTCCGAATATCTTCATAAACTCTTCCCTGCTGCCGAACCGGTCCTCAAAAGTTCTCTGTCCCTCTTCATGCAGCATATCCATGACCTTTTGGTTTGAATGTACTGCCTCCGGCCCTGTCCCTGCCAGGTGATGCACATTGCAGAGATATACTTTCAGTCCATAGTGTCCTGAATGTGTCCGATTCGGACACCCTCCAAAAATGTGATGCTCCTGGAGCGCCGGATGTCGTCTGTAGTCATTGTGCAGCTTCATGCAGAGATAACAAGTGCCACTTTCTCTGCTGTGCATGATACTCGGTCTCTCTGGCTCTTTCTTCTTAGCTCGTTTTTTCTTTTTCTGTTTCGGAAATGACTGCATTCTTTCTCTCCTCCAGCTTTTTTCTGTAACTTTCGTGATAGTCTTTCAACCAACGTGTCTGTCTTCTCTGATTAACATTCACTTTTACTTCAATAGCGTCCATTATTGCTCCTTTCTCAGCTGAACGGCAATTCTTCCTCTATTCCATCCGGAATGTTCATAAATCCATCTGCGCTGTCCGCAGGAGCCGGCGGCGGCGTCTGTTTTGGTGGATAATAAGCCGCTCCATTGTCTCCAGATTTACTTTCAGCAAATTCCTGTTCCTCTACTACAACCTCCGTTGTATATACCTTCCGTCCTTCTCTGTTCGTGTAACTTCCTGTCTGTATACGCCCAGAGATTGTAATCTTCAATCCCTGTCTGAAATATTTCTCTGCAAACTCTGCTGCACGTCCGAAAACGACACATGAAATAAAATCTGCCGTTGCTTCCCCGTCTTTGTGAAATCTTCTGTCTACTGCAAGCGTGTATCCGGCTATTGCCAGCGGATTCTCTCCGGTTGTATATCTTACGTCGGGATCTCTGGTTAAACGTCCCATTAAAATTACTTTATTCATCACATTCTCCTCTTGAATCTACTTCTTGGAGGTCTTGCCCCCCCCGTTTCGTTTTTGTTACATATGCTGTGCGGCGTGAGTTCATTTCCATGTCAATCAAACTTCCGCACTGTAAGCATTCCTGCGTCAGTTCTGCAGTGTTTCTGTTTGTCATGTACTTCCATGAACTTCCGCAGGCTTTGCACTCTGCATACATTGGCTTTAAAGCTCTAAGCTGTGTTACGTGTCCGCATTTCTTACATTTGTGCTGTGTCTCTGGCTCTTTTGCGTTGTACGAGATTGTCTCTCCGCATTCTTCGCAGCGAATATGTAAAAATCCTTTGTATTCTTCTGCAGCTTCGCTAATCGTTGTCTCCGGTACCTGATCTGTTTCCTTTTCCGGATCTTCAATCTCAAAATCATCATTTTCGAAATCATACTTTCGCGCCAGTTCTGTCACATCCTTGAGGAAATCATATTCTTTCGAGTCTGAGATCCGTACATGCAACGTAAAATTACCGGTTTCATTTTGAATTATCATTTCCATTTGTCTTTTTCTCCTTTACCATTACTATTTTTGTATCTTTGATGCGATACGCTCTTGAATCTCCCGGATGTTCTGTCTCAAGGATGCGATCCTCCAGCAACATTTCTATATGTCGTCTAACTGTTGCTTTTGACAGTCCTGTATCTGCCGCAATCTCATAAGTAGCCGGTGGATAACAGTGCCGCTTTATGTATTTAACAATGAATTTCAGGATCTTCTCTCTGTTGTCCTCCGCCTCTGCTGTTGCATAGTTCAATTCCATTCACCTCTTTTTCTGCGGTGTGCTGTCAATGTTTTTGTTGTATTTACCACATTTCTCGTATTTACTGCGTATGAACTTTCCGGAGCTTCGGAAATGTTGATTCCTATGCCTGCAAACAGTTTTATCAGTGCATCCGCTGCCTTTTTTATCGTTACCCTGTTACCGGCCCATGCTTTTGTGAATTGTGTTACAATTTCTTTCAGCTTCTCGCAGTCCCAGGAGTAGTTTACTGTCGTTTTCTTTCCTCCCCACGGCTTGTTTATTGCCCGGTGATAGCTTTTCCCGGAGTACTTCATTTTCTTCGGCGGATTTTTGCCGATTTCCTGCTTGTATAGTTTCTTTTTCTGTCTCTTATTCATTTCTTTCCTTTCCTGCTGCCTAACAGCTGATCGCAGACGGACTCAAATTCTCTCAGCAGGTCAAAATCCGTCTTTCTGCTTAATTTCCTGTCAATCTCCTCTACTTTGTATTCTCCGAAAATGTGATCTCCGGAGGTTCTGGCGTTGTTGACCTGCGCCGTTGTGCAATGCAGTTCTTCTCTAATTTCTCCGCTTGTCGCATTCTCTAATATCAGGTCACCGGATCTGTTTCTTACCTCATACAGTTTTTTGACCATTTCGCCCTCCTTAATGTCCGGCAAGGAACGTTTGCATCATTCTAGTTCTCCAGTCTGTCTGTTTGCCCGTCCATTTTTCGCACTGATCGTCGTCCTCTACCAGGCGGCCGGTGCGATCGCAAAGACCACAATCATTTTCTTTACAGGTTTTGCAAGTCTTCTCCATTTTCTATCCCTCCATTTTAATTCCATTATCAATAAGCCTCTTCATTTCTTCGTCCAGAATCCGGACATAGGTCCCTTTTACCATCTTCATCAGCTCCGGGCTAATTGTTTCGCTGCCTTTGCCTGATACCAGGCTTTTAGCCAAGGCGAAGATATACGCAATGCTTTCATCTTCTGTGACAGTCTCCTGAAATTCAATCACAAGGACCTTGCGGCCCTCGTAACTGAGTATCCAGGCGTTTTTTACTACTTCTTTGTGTAACTCTATGCGAGCAACAAGCGCCTTTTCCTGCATCTTTTATCCCTCCTGATTTTCAACTATATTTTTGAGAAGTCGGAGACCGGCGACGATCAGCTGCTGTTTTTGGATCGTCATATACGGTAATCCTTTGTCTTTTTCAAATTTTCGGAGTTTTCTTTCTTCGTCGTACAGATATCCGGTGATCTCGGTGTCTGTAGGTACCGGAATGTCTTTCAGCGTTTCCGGCCAGTTGGTGACCATTTTGTTGACCTCAACAATATGTTCCTGCTGCTTTTCCGGAATCCATCCGCAGCGGCCGTTACAATTATCTGGACACTGAGCGCAACAATCATACTCTTTGTTGCAGTAAGCAGCTCCTCCGCAGAATCCGCTTCCAGATTGACCGGTGATACATTTTGCCGGTCCTGGCAATTCATCCTTTGTCTCTGGCTCTTTTTCCTCTTCTACGTCAAATTCCGTTGCAAATGGATCGTAAAGGTTCTTTGCGCATACGATCAGGCTCTCGTATTTCATTCTCACGGTCTCTTTCTTGACCGTAATTTCCAATCCTGCTGTAAAGCTAAAAAACGTGCAGTCTACTTTTCTTCCTGAGTATCCGCTGTAGCCGTGTGGGGCAAGCTCCAGCTGTACAGCTTTTGCGGCTTCTCCGTTTGTGTCGCAGCGTCTGCATATTCTCATTATCGTTTTCAGTGCTGTCGGATAAGTTTCGCAGAATGCTTTGACCGCTTCTGACTCTGTAAGTTTTCTTTGTGGCTCCTCTGGAGCATCTACAGACACCATTTTCACCGGCTTCTGTTTCTTTCCGTATCTCTTCACTAAGTCCTTGGCCAGATCCATCCATGCTGCAGTATATTCCTGATCCGTATCCGGATTGAATTTGATTCCATTGCGATCTGTTATGTAGTTCAGGTGTCCGTTCTGTACTCTTGCGTCTTTGTGCCGGATGCTGATTAAATACGCTGCCATTCTTACGTCACATTTAAAGACTCTGTTTCTTTCGCTTGTGTTCAACGATTCGAAAAATCTCTCTATCTGCAATTCCAACTCAACCGGTCTGGTATCTGCAGTTGGTCTCTGCTGCCCGGTTGCCTGCGCAAGTGTGAACTGTCCCGGAATGTCTCTGTTGTCTTCCTGGAGTTTCTTAAAAGCTCTTACTTCCGCTTGCGTTATGATGTCGTGCTCCATGTAGTGCTCCATAGCCTGCTTCTGATATTTTTCATCCAGATCCGCAAGCTCACGGGCCACGGTGATGTTGATCTTCTCCGCCTCAAACTCTGCCATCCATTCAGCACTGAGTCTTTTCTGGACTGCGTGGTATCTTTCCATCTGTGTTCCGGATACGCCGATCGTTTCTCGTACGATGTCTCTTGTTTTGCCTTTCAGTCCAGCAAGGTTTTTCAGTTCTTTTATGATCTCCTCGGTATCCAGGGCCTCTCGCATCTTCTCCCAGTCCGATTTATCTCTAAACCGGTTCGCCTGGATAACAGACAGGCGTTCAAGCAACTTTGATATTGCGTCGTCATTTTCCCTTGTTGCCGAACCGTCAATGCAGCTTTCCTCAATTTCTAACAAACTCTTACGTGCATTATCTTTTACTTTTGTATATTTGCAATTGATCTTTCGGAACTCTTCATGCCCCTCCTCTACCAGCATCCTGCAGCACATTGTCCGGCAGTGTCCGGAAATTATGTAATCCTCTCCGTCCCTCTCTTCGATCAGGACATCCTGCATCACTCCGAACAACAGTATAGAGTTTTTCAATCCCTGCAGTTTCTCTGGTTTCACTCCGTAAAAATTCGCTTTTGACGGAACCAATTTGAACACGTCTCTGTATACCGTATCACTTGAGTTTTCTTCCTGTATCTGTTTCGGGCGTTTCGCAACCATATCGGCAAGGTTAAAAGCCATTACTCCTCACCTCCTGATATGTTCAGCTCTGCAATATACTCTGTTACAAGGTCCTCATAGTCCTTTGCAGCTAAAGATCTCGGTGAGTACTTCGGAATCGGGATTCTCGCGTATGTACACTCTGATACTTTTCTGGAATATCTGATACGTGTTTTTAACATCGGGTATTCTGCTGCCTGGATCAGCTCCAGCCCTTGTCGCTGCGCTTCGTTTCTTCTGTCGTATTTCGTGATAAAGATCCAATAATTCTCAAGATCTTCGTTCAGGTCCTCTCGCGTATGCCGGATCTGATTGACAAGCTCCGGTAGTCCCTCTCCGGTGTTGTCGTCGATTTCGACAGGAATCAATACATCATTGCACGCTGTCAGCGCATTGATCGTGGAGATATTAATATCCGGTGCGTTGTCAATGATGCAGAAATCATACAGATCCTTGACACATTCGAGTGCGTTCTTGATACGATACTGCTGCGGGCGTGTCTGATCCAGCATGACCGTCTGATTTGCTGTAAGCAGACGCATATTTGCCGGGAGCACGTCCAGATTCTCAAAATCTGTTTTTTTGATGAGCTTGTGCATCCAGTCTTCCGGATGCCGCGTCGTCATGATCCTGTCAATGCCCTCTCCATCCTGGGTGCGTCGGTTCAATCCTCTCGATGCATCCCCTTGCTTATCGTTGTCAAGCAGGAGTACTCTGTATCCCTGGTTTGCAAGGATGTACGCAATGCTGTTTGATGTGATCGTCTTAGCCACTCCGCCTTTTAAGTTAATAACCGCTACTGTTCTCATAATTTTCCCCTTTTCTTGTTGTTATTCTTTTCTTTTTCCGCAGCTACATCCGTCCCCTGGTTTCAGTTTTCTGCGTATTCCCTCTACACACTGGCAATAGCCTATGTTTTCTGGTTCTGAGTAATATCTGTACTCACATTCTTCGCAGAGTACAATATGCTTGTACCTGTCCATAAGTTTCATAGCCTGGCTATGGTCAAAGTGATTGATCTTGTCATATTCTGCTTTGATCCCGTCTGTATGCTTCTGCAGTTCACAGTAATGGCAGAAATAATCCAGTTCCTCCTGGTTTAAATCTTCTTCTCTGTATCTGCAGATATTGTCGCAGATGTATTCTTCCAGAGCTTCAATGTTTGTGTCTATTCCGTCGTCCTCTTTCTTCGTCGGCTCGGCGCATCCATTCGGGTTTGCCGTTCTCTGGCTCGCTGTCAAAATAAATCCCTCCTTTCTGGCCTTTGTAATACGTGAATTTATATCCTGATCTAGTGATCGTGCCTATGTATTCCATGTCAGCCGGGTTCTGTTCTGGTCTCAGGCTCCATCCCTTTCCCCATATCTCCTCCATCTTTTTTCATTTCCTCCTGCATCCATACGGAGTATGTGTGCTTTCCAGAGTGAGAGGATATCACGATGCTGCACTCTTTTATCTTTCTGCAGATACTCTCCCATTCCTTAGCGTTCTTTATCGGTTTGCCTTTTGTATCTTTAAAATCTGTTGCTGCCATTTCATCTATTTTCAGGATCCGTGCTGCAACAAACGCGTCTTTTGTATATACGCATACCTCACATTCTTTGTGGAATCGTACAAGAGCTTCTTCTAGCGCCTGCAGATTGCACTTGTGATATGTTCCCTCTGCTGATCCGAACCCTACACGGGTTACTGGTATGCATCTTCCGGCCATGGCTTCAAGTACATATCCGTATTTTCGCCAGGTGCATTCCTGGCTTTGCTTGTCCGTCTCCAGATATATATTTACTTTCATGCCCTTATTCCCTCTTTTTCTTTACTTTCTTTTTCTGTTCCTGCTTCTTTGGCAGTCTCTTCGTGCGGATCAGTGTATATGTGCGGTATGGTTGACCGGTCACGCTGTTGATGTCTTCGTGAAAAGAGTCTTTTTCCACTTCCCACCCTTTCGGGATTCTGACTTTTCCCCATGTCTCCCAGTGCTTATGCACTTTTTCATCCGGCTCCGGAATTGGCAGGTTCCTCGACGCTGAATAACTCGCCTCCCTCAACCTCGGCTCCGTATCCGGTGTCTTTGTTATGTACGCTGCCAGATCAGCAAACTCACCCTTTTCGTACATGAGTTTGTTCTCCACCTGTCCATGCGGCCACGCCTTTCGTAAAATGATGTCGGTGTCCGGGATCCTGTTCACTATGATGTGCATGTGCCAGGCTCCTTTGGTTCCCACCTCAATGTTTCGCATCCATTTCAGCTCTGCTCCCCGTTTCTTGTATTCTCTCCGGAGAACCTGCAGGAATGCTTTCCAGTCTTCCTTTGCTGCTTCCATGGATACCGGTCTCTTGTCTATCGCATAGGATAATCTTGAAAAATAATCATCCACGTCAAAGTTGTTCCGGAGTTTCCACCTTGCCAGCCTCTCCCGGTTATACTGGTTCCTCTTCTTCATCTGTTCCGGGGTGGCTTTCTTCTTCTCCTGCCTCTTCTGTTCCGGCGCTCCATACCTTGCTGTATGATACTCATACACCTCTGTGACATTCCGGAACCTCATTCTCATACTTTTGTAACTCATATAAGTCCCCTTTTGAATCCATCTCTAATACTTCTAGCAAGTTTGCAACAGGGGTTTCTCTCCCCTGCTTTCAGGCTTGCTTTTTTTGAGTTTTCAAGGATCCGGCATTACAATGATATAAAGATCGTTACACATGATTCTGAGCTGACATTTGTTGCATGTATGTCAGCTCATTTAGTTTACATAATACCGTGCTGTTTTTTCTTGACTTCACAATATGTTTTCGCTGCTGCTTCCGTCATATTCCCTGGAGCATCAATGTGGTGTGCCTCGAACTCCATTGCCTCTCTGAAATGCGCTACAACTAATTCTGTTTCCGGATTATCCTTTCGCATATCTTTTGCGATTATCTCAAGCGCATTGATAATAAACGGCAGATCTCCGTCTGGTGCTGGAAAAATAGCGTCTGCAATTTTGTTCAACCACATTGTTTGTCTTTCAAACACCAGTTTAAGCAGCTCACCGCTTCCAGCCTCCTTTGTTGCTTCTCCTATTTTCTTCATAAACTCTTCATATCCATTAAAATCACTTTTAAGCATATAATCCTCCTTGACATTTCTTTTCAGGTTTCTTATACTATTTACAAAAGTTGTTTTTTCTTTTTGGCTCCCACGTCTGCCAACGTGAGAGTCTTTTTTATGTTCTCGAATATATCTTCAATCCAGAGCATGAATATGAATGCGCACACGCTTATCGCAAGTGTAAGCATAATCGCCTGGATCCTGCTGCCGATCTCCCAAACCGGCAGCATTGAGATCAGATACCCTGTCAGCATTGATGTGATTACTTTTCGTTCCATTTCTGCCTCCTTATGCTGTTTCCTCTTTCTTTGGCTTTTCTTTCACCTTTACGGTGATGTCAACGCCATGCTTCTTTGAGAGGATCATGGCAAGGGTTTCGTAAAATCTTACCGTATTGAATGTTCCTTGCGTTTCCATCTTCTTCCCCCTCCTAAAACTCAAATTCTACTGCAGGAGCTGTCGGCATTGGTGTATATCCGCCAGCCAGCTCCAGGCGTCTTATTGCTTTGCGTCGGCTTGCTTCGCTGTTGTCCCAGGCATATTCGTATCCATCCGGAGCCGGTCCGCGTTTTGTTTTCCCGTTACAACGATCAGTGATAGCTTGTCGACTCAAAAAATTCTTTTTCGCTGCTTCTCTCGCAGATCTGTAATATTCCACATCCTGTCCGCAACTGTCCAATTTCACGACTATTTTATTTCTGGAACTGTAACCGGTCAGTTTTCCAAGTTCCTGTCTGGGTATGTATGCTATATTGTTTATGTGATTCTCAGACTGCATTCCGTTCTTATGATACGGAACCGCACCGTCAGGAACAGGTCCTAAAAACGTCCTTGCAATCAGGGAGAGAACTATCTCCTCTTTCGCTTTTCCGTCTTTTGTGAGCTTCACAACCAGGCGCTGACTCCCTTTCATTTTTTTGTGATAGGGAGTCATGCTGCGAAACTGTCCGGATTTCAAAGTTCTCCGGATGTTCCCCTCTGTGCTCGCCTGGTATTTGCCGTCATATCCTGGAATATCTTTCCATCTTTCAATCAAGGTCGTCCCTCCCTTATGCCGGCTTTTTCTGAGCCGACATGCTTGCACCCACCTTGACGCCTTTCAGGAATGTATCCATCAGTGTCTGCTTTGTGATGTTTACAGACTGCAGAAACGCTGTCAGTTCTTCGGCTTCGGCTTTGTCTTCCATGCTTAACATTACTTCCATATTCTTCTGTGACATATCTTTCGCCCCTTTCTGGCTTACCTCATCAGTGAACACGTTGCCATCGTGTCCAGACGGTCATTGTTGACCGTTTCGGCTATTCTTCTTTCCATTGGTATGATGTACATGCTATACACTGTTTACACTTTTCCAGCGGTTCATCTGATACTTCACCTCCGAATCCCATGCAGGTTCCATCGCTGTCTCTTCCTGCACTTCCAATCTTTTGCTGTATGCTGCATGTCTGGATCCGCTTCTCTATCCTGCACTCTTTACAGATGATTTTCTTTCCAACTGTGCATCCTTTCTTTCTCGCATACTTAGCGGCCCATGCCCTGCTAACTCCATCATTGTCGGATCTCCAGCCCATAACCCATTTGCCGCAAATATCGCAATATACATCCGTATCTACCTCTCTTGTGATTGCCATTTATGTTGTGCTCCTTTTTGGTTTGCCATTTGGTTTTATTTGGTTGCTTAACTAAATATATCATGCATATTTTGGTATGTCAACCATTTGTATTAAATTTTTCGTTCTTTTTTGGTTGACTAACCAAATTTAACGTGTTATATTTTTATTAAGCAGAAAGGAGGTATTGATTTGAACGAACGTATACGGTTGTTGCGTGAGAAAAAAGGTCTGTCTCGCGCAGCCTTTGGCGAACGCATTGGAGTTAGTGGAGATGTAATCAACAATCTGGAACGTGGACGTGTAGAAGTAAAAGAACATATAATAAAATTAATTTCTACAGAATTTGGAGTTACAGAAGAATGGTTGCGAAATGGCACAGAACCTATGTGCATACAACCAGAGACATTCAGTCTTGATGAATTTGCTGCGCAGCATAATGCGACAGATCTTGAAAAGGAAATCATTAAGACTTATTTTGAAATCGATCCAGCGATCCGGAGACAGATCCTGAATCACTTTAAAGAGAATCTTATGGGTGCTGGTGGTGCTCCAGACAGCCCAGAAGAATTAGAAATTATGCACCCACCTGTTACAGGTGATGAAAATTCAAATGCTGGGTGAAACACACCCAGCTGCAACTAACTATTTAAGTATTATGATTTGAGTTCCCCAATTAAAGTTAAGATTAATATATATAGTATTGTTGCTGTGATAATACAAAGCATATATTTTACAGTTGCCATAATGTATGTATTTTCTTTTCATCATTGTTCCCACACCTTCCCGTTATTAGTAACAGCTGGGTGCAGGAAACATTATAAAGTGGAGGTTCATCATAATACTACCGGTAAATTTTCCCATTTAAGGAGGCACTACATGAGAAAGAAAATGCTCGCTCTGCTGCTGTGTGGAATTATGGCAGCTTCTCCGGTTCCTGTATGGGCCAGCTCCAAAAATGTTACTGACCAAGATCAGACAGCAGATTCTGCTGACAATCTTTTATCAGGTTACACTTTGGATGGTCTTCAATCCTTGTATTTGGCGATCACGCCTGATATGTCATACTCAGATGTTGTTTTGTTAATAGAGGACAGCGAACTCCCATATTCAGAAGAAAAATACAATGGTAGTCGTGAGTTACAGGTCGCTTTTACAGATGGATGTACCGCTCAAAAATATAAAAAAGAATCGGGTGACTATTTAACAATTTCTTTTAATTATGCAAAAGGTGAGAACAGCTCGAATGATGTTCTTTCCAAATACAGTCTAAGTTCCTGTATATATTGTCCTGAGTCCGGTCCTATTTTGATTAGCCTCACTGATGGTCATTATTTTTCTTATAATGAGCCTGGAAATTATATTGAAGATTATGAAAATAAAGATACGGCTGATATATCTGGAGATATGACAAAAGAGGAACAGTTAGTATATTATTTCGAACACTGTAAATAAAAAATCGCCCCGGTGTTGGCGCACCAAGACGACTTTGTGTGAATCTTTTGCAGCTATCAGTTGATGCTACAATCTTTTCTGAACAATTTGATTATAGCACGAACTGATACGCCTGCAAAGGTGTATTTTTTATACCCATTTTAAGGAGTGATAGGTTATGAGTATAACAAATGTTGCTATTTATGTACGTGTATCTACGGACCGGCAGGCAAAAAAAGGAGACAGCATTGACGAACAGCTCTCCACCTGCAAAAATTACATAGATTCTAAAGAGAACATGGTTCTGGCCGGAACTTATATTGATGATGGAATCAGTGGGAGAAAAATCAAACGTGGGGACTTTGAACAGCTTCTTGATGATGTCCGGCTCGGACGCGTGAATCTGATTATTTTCACTAAACTCGACCGCTGGTTCCGCAGCCTGCGACACTATCTGAATACGCAGGCGGTTCTCGAAGCGAACCATTGCGACTGGCTCGCTGTCGATCAGCCGTACTTTGATACGACCACACCGCATGGCCGGGCTTTCGTCGCACAGTCTATGACCTTTGCAGAGCTGGAAGCAGAGAACGATTCTGTCCGGATCCGGGATGTGTTTGACTATAAATACCGGCAGGGTGAAGTTCTGGCCGGAAAAGCACCTCTCGGATTTTCCATTGAAAACAAACATCTTGTACCTAATCAGGACGCTGAAAAGGTGCTGCATATCTTCCAGTTTTATGCTGCTTGCAATTCCCTGAACCAGACAATCACGCATCTGGAATCTGATATGGGTATCGTTATGACTCAAAGCAATCTCAAAACTGCAATCTTAAAAAATAAAAAATATATCGGTGTGTTCCGGGATAACGATCATTATTGTCCTGCCATCATTCCATTGGATCTGTTTGAGCGTGTACAGGAGCTGCTTGCTATTAATGTCAAAATCAGTCAGAAATATAACTATATATTTAGCGGTTTACTCCGCTGCGCTCACTGCGGTCATTCATTTTCTGGTGCTACACGAAAAATAAAGAAAAAGGCTGGTGGCTTTTACAAATATCCTCTCTACAAATGTCATGGTGCCTATCCAAGCAAGCGTTGCAGCAATCGCAAAGTTATATTCGAATCATGTATAGAAAGGTACCTGATTGCAAATATCAAGCCTCTCCTGCAGGAGCATATTGCAGAATATGAAATTACAAGTGCTAAAGTGATTGATTATGATTCCCGGAGAGCAGCACTCCTGAAAAAAATTGATAAGCTGAAAGATCTGTACATAAATGACATAATTACTATGGATGAACTAAAAAGAGATAAAGAGAAATATATAAAAGAATTGGAAAATATCCCACGTAACCAGGAGCAGAAAGATCTGGCTCCAATCCGGAAGCTCTTAAAAATGGATCTGGATTCTATATATCAGACATTGGAACCAGCAGAACGCCGTCAGCTCTGGAGATCAGTCATTAAAGAAATCCAGATTGACGATCACAAGAATTTAAAGGTCATTTTTTTATGACCTTTTTGTAGTAGTAACTAATAGTAACCTGTTCTTTATTTGGATAGATTCTTATTTTTACTGCCCGGTTTATCTTTCTCACCCTGACTCTCTATATACTGATGGATTGTTTCAACAGGTGCTATATTTCAAAGATTTCTTTTGTTCTCTCTGGCATCTTATCGTCCAGCATCTTATTTCATAACCAGAATCAAACAAAAACACTGAATGAGAATTATTATCTAAACTCATTATGTACACTCACTTATTGCTTATTTCGAACGTCCAAATTTCAAGAGCATATTGTTCTTTTTCTATTATAATATATTTATTGTATCAGAACAAATGTTTTTGCGATTTTTTATGAATTTGAGCAGACATGCTCGAATGTGCAATTCATCCCATCACCTATAGGACGCCACTGAAAAAGTGGTAAGTTTAGTATCACAGGGCGTCAAATATGTGCTAAAATGTTCCTTGATAATAAAATATTGCTAAAATAGTGTTTTGAGGGATGCAAAATCTACCCTTTTGAGAGATGAACTTTCCTATTTTTCCTCATTTGGGCAGACTTCTCCCTTTAGTTTTAAAATTCGTTTTAAATTGACTGCAAATATTGATACTGCTCCTT